GTGTAACACCGAGTATAACTCCAACGAGTTCTGTTACACCATCAGTAACACCGAGTGTAACACCAAGTGTAACACCATCAATTACTCCAACGAGTTCTGTTACACCATCAGTAACACCGAGTATAACTCCATCAATTACTCCAACTAGTTCAGTTACACCTTCTGTAACTCCATCAGTAACACCGAGTATAACTCCAACGAGTTCAGTAACTCCTTCTGTCACTCCATCAGTAACACCGTCAGTAACACCAAGTGTAACACCGAGTATAACTCCAACGAGTTCTGTTACACCTTCTGTAACTCCATCAGTAACTCCAAGTGTAACTCCATCAATTACTCCAACGAGTTCTGTTACACCATCAGTAACACCAAGTGTAACCCCTTCTGTAACACCGTCAGTTACTCCAACTATAAGCGTTACTCCAAGTAATTCACCACCACCGTCACCACCAGCGTCAGTTACGCCTAGCGCTACACCCTCTATTACTCCAAGTATAACACCATCAATTTCTGTTACTCCGAGTATTACGCAATCTGCTACACCTTCTGTAACTCCATCAGTAACACCGAGTATAACTCCAACGATTACTCCAACTAGTTCAGTTACACCATCAGTAACTCCTAGTAGGACTCCTTCTGTTACTCCAACTAGTTCAGTTACACCTTCTGTATCCCCGACTCAAAGTGCTACCCCTAGCATTACTCCAAGTATTACACCAAGCGTTACCCAAACACCAGGTGCATCTACTTCCACGACTCCATCGATTACACCAACTTCGAGTGTTACTCCCTCTGTTACTCCGTCAGTTACACCTACAAGTTCAGTTACACCTTCTGTTACACCGAGTGTTACACCAAGTGTTACTCCATCGATAACCCCTACCCCAAGTGTTACTCCATCGATAACCCCTACTTCGAGCATCACCCCTTCTGTAACTCCATCAGTAACTCCAAGCGTTACTCCTACAGGTTCAGTTACACCATCGATTACACCAAGTGTTACTCCATCGATAACTTCTAGTGTTACACCATCTATTACTCCTAGTGTTACACCATCTATTACTCCTAGTGTTACACCATCAGTATCCCCGACTCAGAGTGTTACACCATCTATTACACCGAGTGTTACACCTACACCGTTTGCTACACCTACACCTACACCTACAACCACCCCAACTTCTAGTGTTACCCCGAGTGTTACACCATCAGTTACACCTACAAGTTCGGTTACTCCTTCAGTTACTCCTAGTGCTACACCTACACCTACCCCATCTATCACTCCAACAACCGCAGTGGAGCGTGATATTACCTTTAGATATAATGTATGTGAAGGAAGTCCTGATAGGTTTATAGTTACTTACAAAGACGTGGTAATAATTGATACTGGATTTATTGGTTCAGGAGAATATGCTTATGGTAGTTATAATCGTCAGCAATTTATAACCGCATTATTAAAACGCAATATAGATTACAGTGGGTTAAGCTTATCCCCTGACGGTTATCCAACTATCGATACATCTTTTACTGGCAGTATTACAGTTAGATTAGATTGTCCTAACACACGGGATGCATATGTTACTGTTGAAAACCCGTTAGATGAACTTCCATGCTGGTTCTACACGTTAGAATGCCCTGTACGGACTGTACCACTATCACCAAGCGTATCTTCCACACCATCTGTTACACCATCAATCACAACTACACCAGTACCATCAGTCTCTGTTACACCTAGCGTTACTCCTAACAATATACCTGTATCACCAAGTGTATCTTCCACACCATCTATTACACCTTCAGTATCAAACACCCCGGTGCCATCTGTTTCCCCTACACCTATGGTTACCCCAACGGTATCTCAGACTCCTTCCCCTACTCCTGGAATATCAGTTACCCCTTCAGTATCGAATACACCAGTACCGTCTGTTTCAGTTACCCCTATTTTTACACCGACTGTATCACAGACCCCTTCACTAACCCCCGGAGTATCAGTTACACCTACGATATCAAACACACCAGTACCATCTGTTTCCCCTACACCTAGCGCAACACCTCCTGCAAATCCAGGACCTACAAACTATCGCTTTATAGGGGAGGATGAACTTTCCATAGGGTTTAATATTATGTATCGAGGGGCTATACAGGGTAATGATGGATTGTTATATTTAATACCATATGCTTCTAATTATGTTGTTGTAACCGATATTTCTGATGAATCACAAGAGGAATATGATATTACTTCGTTCGGAAATTCTGGATTGGCAAAGTATATAGGAGGTGCTAAATCCCCGAATGGTAAAATTTATTTAGGACCACAACAAGCCGATACACCCTTAATTATTAACACAGCGCAAACCCCACCTACATTTTCCGAAGTAACTGGATTTACACCAGGGCTTAATCTTCAATGCCGTGGCCCTTCTTACTACAATAACCGGGTTTATATTCCATCATATAAAAGTGGAAGTGAAGTCTGGCTTGTGGTTAATACAAATACAGATAGTAAAGAGACCTCTATTACACGCCCTACACCTCCTAGAACTGATGCCATATTTATAACAAGATTTAACTATGCTATGGAAAATTCGGGTAATGCTATTAAACACTACGATTCGTTGGAGGGAGGTGTTGCTGGTAATAACGGTAAAATTTATGGCATGCCATTAGGAGCATCACGTATTAATATTGTTGATACAGCTACTGGCGTTTCAACATGGGGTACTGACTATATTACTGGTAATGCTCCTATCGATAATGATACCATTAATTGGAATGACAATGGGGGCGGGTTACAGACAAAAACATACTTTAACAAGTATAAGTATGGTGCTCTTGCTGGTAATGGGTGCATTTACGCACACGGTCATAGAGCCCGCTCTATTCTTAAGATAGATACTTCTAATGATTCCGCTACTGAAATTCCATACCCACAGGCTATTATTGACGCAATGCTTAATGGAGGTTCGGAATTAGTTGCAGATACAGCGAAAGCAGCTTCTTTCGGTTCGGTACTAGGTAATGATGGTAAAATATACTCCAATCCGTGGAACATTCCTTACCTTATTTGGATTAATCCAATAAATGATTCAATTGGGTTTCAAGATATTTCATCAATCCTTTCTAATTCTGGAGCAACTAATGGTTGGTACACTCTAGGCACTTCAATTGGTAACGATATATACCTTGGACCTGGTATTGCTGATAGAATTCTTGAAATAGAACTTGCTAGTGGGTCTACTTAACTACCTTAGGTAATATTAAATATTACCCAATCTATGTTCAACTTCAACGTCGCGCAGCATTGAATGAAAACGCTCTTGGATATATTTCTCAAAAGCTAAAGGTTTAACCCACTTGGTATTAGACTCTGGTACCTTAGCATTGATTAATTTTTGATCAACTGCTTGAATACCTTCTACTAAGCATGCCCACCTAGCAAATTCTGCTTGACTCATATACTCGGTATTACCGTCTTTACGTTTCATTTCGATATTACCACTACTATTTGTATTATTCATATACCTAATTATAAAGAAGTTCCTTATCCTGTTACCTCAGCTGGTTCTGTTTGTAATATAGCCCTGACCTGTGCATCTATCTTAATAGAATTGTTACATTTAGGACATCTATGTATATTATCAGAGTTCATAAAGACTTCTTCTTCAAAAACATGATTTGTACAAGGACATTCAACTGAAACTCGGCTTAATGCTAATAAATTGTCTAAGTTTGCCTCAAATTCACTATATAATGCGTCTTTATCAAGTTGTTGACGGGAATTTATAACCCAAAACACAATAAATTGAATACCTATAGCCAATGAAAAGGTATTCCAAAAACCAATAAATTCTTCAAGTCCAAATGCGAATAATGCTGCTACTGCTGCTGTAATTAATAAGGATCTTACCATTATATAGATATTTTAGCTATATCTTTCGGAAGTTCAAGTATTAAGTTGTTTATTTTATCTATCTTACCTTGCAATTGTTCAATATCAAGTTCATCTACACTATCATTATTCTTTAAATTACTAAGCATTCTATGCAGGTTAGCAAGAGACACAAATGTGTTACCTAAAACTTCAGTAATTCCATCTACTTCAAATGGTAATGTAGGTGGTGATTTTTGATTTTTTTCATCTTCTTTATACATTTGTTGCTGACTATCTGTATTAAGAGATTGCTGAATAGGTGAAGTATCTGGTTTAACAGAATAAGGTGAAGAATATCCAGAATTCATATATAATTATTTAGTCGAGAGCATAAATAATTACATGACAAATTTCGAAAAGAGGTTCTTTAAAGTTCTCAAGGAAAATGACGAAGATAAAGAAGCGTTTGAGCTTGAACTTGATGATGATACATCTTCAGAAGATTTTGATATTGATGTAGAGGCTGATGTTGAAGCTACTGCAGATATTCAAGATCCTACTATTAAAGCTGCTGAAGCCACTGCAGAGATTCACCAAGCACAAATTAACACTCTTAAGGGTTGGATTTCATCAGGTGATCAATTTCTCAAGATGTTGAATGATGCAGAAGATCCTAATTCTGTGCAAGCAGTTTTAGCCAATGCACAAGCCGATACTATTTTTGATCGTATGAAGCAATCAGAACAACGTAAAATAGCCCGTGTAGCTACTGAGCTTGCTTCACTTAATGAGTCATTTAGAGGTTACCTTGCACAGACTGATAATGCACAATTTAGAGGTGTTTAAACGTTGTTGAATCTTTTAATCTCGGTCATCTTAACAATACCTTCCAGTCCGTGGAAGGTATTTTTTTCGATCCAATCCCAGTTAATTTCATCTTTATTAGCAGCTATGGCTAAATCATTAAAGTCTTTATACTTCTTACCTAGTGTTTCAGGCCATATAAACACTGTCTCACCCTGTTTCAGCAAAGCTTCTGACTTGACCATGGACGCTCTATCACCCCACTGAGAGTCAAGCATCCACACCTTATTATACCATTTTAACGTGTTGGTTAACTGCTCTTCTTGACGTTGAGTAAACGATTTACCTCGTTCAGTAATACCAGCAACAGCTACTGAGTTACGAACAAAAAACGCATCGATAGGTCCTTCGAATATATACACGTTATCATGCTCACTAGATACTTTATCAATATTAAATAAGGTTTTTTCAGCTCCGACTTTACCAAGATACTTCGGCTTAGTTTTTAAGTCTGATGTCTTTACTGTACGGGTTTGATAAAACTCAATTTCCCCATGCTCATTTATAAAGGGTATTGTTATTCTGTTCTTATGAACTTTGTCTGTTAATGAAACGTAAAGATTATCAGGTCTATTAACAGCAGTGTCTAGTCTTCTCGACTTAATAATGTGGTTACACGCTCTAACAATAATATTGTCCTTATAAAAAGATTGCTGCATTTTATCTGAAAGATTAATGCTATCAACTGGTAGTGTTGAGACTTGTATAGATGTCTTAACTTCCTCGTCTTTACCAATATCTATTGCAACGTCATAATCTTTTACTTCCTCGATAATATCTTGGTTAGTACAACCACTTACCTCTTTAATCCACTTAATTGGTTTACTCGACCAACCACAATTATGGCAGTAGATGTTATCATTTTCTGGAATATAATAGCATCTACGCTTCTTTAAAGACTCTCTACATACCGGGCAAGAACATTGATACACATTATTGAAACGATTGTATATCGGGCTACGACCATATTCGTAGAACTTAGCAATAATATACTCTCTAGGTAATGAGATCACAAAAGTATTATATACTACTTAAACATAGATAGCAACTTGCTCGATAGCACAAACAAGCTATGCCACTGGTCTTTCTTTTTAAGAATATTACTAAGTTCATACTCTTCACAGTAGGTAACGAATTCAGACCACCTTGGAGTAACAGTATTGTCAAGCTGTTGCTGGTAATACTCTCTCTCGTTATCATGATACATCACTTCCTGTAGATTGAACACAGTCATATTTTTTGTAAAGATCTCTTCCTGCTCATCCGTTAGAGCAAGCTCACCATCAAGCCATTTTCGAACTTTAGCTTTACCAAATCGAGGGATACCAGGAACATTATCAGACTTATCACCTAATAGACATTTAGCGTTAAGCCATTCATTTTTTGTATACCCAGTATCCTCTGTAAAAGTCTCAAGAATAAACTCCCGCTTGCGAATAGCATCATATAGAATAGTATTCTTGTCAACTAATTGAAGAAAGTCTCTATCAACAGATACAATTACCTTTTCACCCTCAAAGGTCTTACATATATAAGCCACAATGTCATCAGCCTCACGCTCTCGTGGAAAAATAGAAGGTATACCTAAACATGAAAGCAGCTCTTTAATACGATCGTTCTGGTGATGAGGTGTACTATCACTCGAGCGATTACCCTTATAACCATCTAACTGCGCTTTACGTACATTTGGTTGATAATCCTCTTTTTCATCCCAAACTACAATAGTTTTAGTCGGCTTAAACTTATTTGCATACGAGTAGATAGCATTAAGAGTAAAGTAAATATGTAGACGTGCAATTCTCTCCCCATCTTCAATATCCTGACGCTTGCTTTGATTTTTAGCAGTCCACCATGTTCTATGGATAAGATTATTACCGTCAATTATTAGAGTCTTCATTTTTTTTATATTGTGCTGCACAAACTTTAAAGATATCCGTTGAAAGATCCTCTACATACTCAATTATATCAGAGTTCCTTCCGATAGTCCATTTATCTGTAGGAACTAATACATTTTTCATTACCGGTACAGAAAGACAGCCTACTCCCTTATCTGTTATTTCACACACAATAAATATTTGACCAACGTAGTCGCCAGTCTGTACTGCATAAGTTTGTTTTATTTTAGTGTCCTCCGCTGCCATATGTACTTCCTAAACTACCCGCCATAAACAATCTAATAGCTAACGTATCTAAAGCGTCTAATTGTTGATCTGAAGATGCCCCTTTAACTAATACCGTTTTTCCGTTAATATCATAACCGAAAATATAAAATGAGTCAAGATACTCTGATACAATGCCTTTAAGTTTATCTCGTAATTCTTGTTGATCTTTAAATACTTTGAGTTTATCTGGTTGTAAGTTAAGAGCATCATTTAGTAACTCCTCGAGTTTTTTATCTTGATGCTCTTCACTTTCTTCACTCATTCTTTTTATATTTAGTCACGAACTCATTATCATCAACATGTAATACTTTATGTTCTTCTAACCGTTGAAGTACTACTTCTATAGAACTAGTCTTTAGAACGTAACCTCTACTAAATCTCTGATTACCATCTTCAAAGCTAAATAAATACTCTCCTTTAAAAGGTCTATTTTCAAAACATGTAATATAAACTGATGCTCCACTCGGATCAACTAACACGGTCCATTTACGGCTATCATTTTTACCGTATTTATCAAACATACGTAAAGTAACATAACCAGCATCCTTAAGCCGTTTAATAAAGTAGCCGGCAGTTTTTAGTTTATTCTTATGTTTGTTCGAACTCATTGTGTGAGGGAAGATACAATATATTTAAGTTTAATATCACCTGCTTCTTGATCAAATACAACAACCCCGTATTCTTTATTAATACTTACAGTAAATTCACCACTAATATTATTAAGTAAACGTACGTTATCGAAATTAATAGGTATAGCTGCTAGCTCATCTTGGACATGACCTATACACATAGTAAAGTTATCTGTATTATGTCTTGATCTATCTGTAAGTTCAGCCATTAACCTATATCCGTCACCAACTCGTTTTTCTTGAGTATAAAAATAGACTTTATTAGTTTCAGAAGCAAATACTGAACCTTTAAAGATCTGATTAAGAATATTCTTATCTACCTTAAAGCTCATATCGTATTGAAAAGCATTAATCTTTTCAATATTAAGCCCAGGCTTAGTTAAGAATCCGTCGTCAAATAGATGGTACTTAAACTTAACACCATTTCCTTTATACGCGATATTATTCGAGTTAATTATAAGATCAATCTCTTCATCACTAATAGTATCAAGGACGCGAGTTAGTTTCTTAACATCTGGTATATTAAGAGTTGAATAAAAGCTCGATGGTACTTTATACTCTGCACATAGTATAAGAGTATTGTCGGTAGACGCGACAAGACTTGACATCTTCTCACGATCTACCGTTACAATAGAACTCTCACTTATCTTGGATAAAGAATCCAAATAAGCGACGAAGTCAGTCGGTGACTTTAGCTTTAGCTGATTTACGTTTTGGTCTGACATTACTACTCTCTAATTGTAGTTTAATATCTTTCAATAGCAAGTTGGTTTCTCTCTGTAGATCTACTAACTTATCAATTGCAGATGGCTCACTGAAGTCAAACTCCATAGTCTCTTCAACAACTGGTGCTGAACGCACACCAACTGCTGGATCTACTGGAGCAGCTACTTGCTGAAGTTCTGCCATTGCTTGTTCTGGTGTAACTGAAGCTGGCGCTACAGGGGTAGGTACCACAGGTTGATCAGGCACGGGTTGAGGAACTGGTTGAGGTGGTGGCTGGTGATTAGCTGGTGCTACAGGTGCACGTACTAAATCTTCTACCATATTTTTTATTTCAGTGGATTTTGGGGCAAGGTTTCCAGATGATCCAACAAGCATTTCATCTTGTTTTTTCATCTGACCGTACGTTTGACCCATCAACTGCATAACTGCGGCTTTCGCCTCTGCTGTCATCTGTTCCATAATTAGAGGTCAGCTAGAAGTTCATCAATATCGTCTTCAACAGAGCTCTCCACAGGAGCTGCTACAGGTTCCGGAACCGGTTCTGCCTGAGTTGGAGGGGACCAGGGTGGAGTATCCCCTGGAGTTGCAGGTGTGGCTACTGGCTCATCCGCTTTACAGTGAAAATGTTCATTAAGCATAACATTTAACTCTTCAGTCGATTTAATCGGAAACGTTTCTTTAAGAGTATGAGTTTGCCCGTATATTTCGTTTTGCTGTTCTTCTGTAAGGTTCAATTTGCCTGCCGAAGTAAAGCGAGATGAAACATATGTTGGATAATCTCCTTGCTGTTCACACTTAACTTTAAAGCTAACCCCCTCATCACTAAGATCAAAGATACGAGCTCCAAACTCTGCCGCATCTTCACCTTCAATAGCCTCAGTAATGATCTTTTGAATCTGCTTACCGTATCTAAGCATTTTTACCTTTCCATTATTTTCAGGATTAGTTGGATCATCAACCACATATACATTAACAAGCCACTTTTCAGTACGACGAAGTGCAGAAGCTTTCTCCTTTTCCTCATCTGTACCTGTACGTGATAAACGAAAACGCTCTTCGTTAATAGGACAGCGCTCACCGAATGTTTGCGGGCTTAGAGCCTGAACATACTGACCAGTAGCAAAGGAATTCCACCCCATATTGTAATAATGAAAAAACGTATCTACAGGAGACTTACCATCAGGTAGAAGTCTCACAGTATACGTGTTACCGGGCTTGGTTTGCATAATCTCAGAGAACTTTGACTTACCTTCACTACTTGAAGCCAAAGCACCTTTGATACTTTCGAACATAGACATATTAAACGCACTCATATATTTTTATTTTATTTTATTACTTTTTGTTTTCAACTATTAGTTTTACTTTTTGTTTTGTTTCTCTGGCTTTTGCTTTTAATATTGCTGAGCCGTAGAATTTTGTTCGCGTACTGGCGAAAATTGTTTGGAAATCTTTGACGATGAAGTCAAGCACATCTTTTTCGATTGCTTTAATAGTGGATTCAACTTCAAGCGCATGTAGGGTATAAAAGTTTAACCTATGTTCTTGCAAATGCAAGAGGCATGTTGGCATATTGTTAGTATAATGGTTAGTATACTCATCTATTGTAAGAGAGTTCCTTATGCAATACTTTGCAATATATCTAAAACCATCTTTAACTGATTCTATAGCATCGCTACTATCTGGATTAGACATTTCTCTTTCTTTCATATAAAGAGAATAACACTTCAACGCTTTACGAGAATTAAAAAACTTTAGATCAAAATATTCATCTTTTGAATATACTTCAAATGGTGCTATGAACCAATCTTGATAGTTAATATGATTATGTTTAGCAAAAAAGGCAGAAAGCTTTTTAAGAGATACAAAGTCTTCATCTTTTAACTTTGTAAAGTCTTTCCTAAAGCGAGTTGGTTTGTTTTGCGCGGAACGAGTAGCATATAAATAACTATTGTATATACTCTTTTCTCGCTCAGTTATCATTTTGAAATATACGCTTGTTTTGGTTTAAATATTTAGTAATATACTTTGACTCAGCTATCTGTGGTTCAAACTCTATAAACATTTTAACCATTTCAAAGTCATTATCAACTGTTAAAAGGGTTTTCAGTACTTTTCTTATTTTTTCTTCTTTCAATACCAACACAAAAATGTTTTGCAGTGATAATTTCTTACCTTTTAGTAAGCAACAAAAAGTACAGAAGCAAAGTAGTAAATGATCAAGCTCTCTTTTTGTAATATCCCGTGAGGGTGATGGTACGTTAGGTTGTTGCATTATATTGGTTGAAAGGGTTTCGAGAAATTCATAAATTTCTCAGTTAGCTTACCGCCGGCTAATTTGTGCGAACCTCCACCTTCACATAAAGTTGTTGCTAACACAGATAAATCAGCCTTACATTTCGTATCTTTTCGAAATGATACAAAATGTTTATCTAAATTTACCATTATGGCAATATCAGCATCATATTTATTTACTAAGTAATGACCTACTTCATTCACATGTGATGTAACAAACGTTGATATTACTTTATAATTTTTTACTGTACCTACAAATTTTGGGTTAGTCAATTGCTCTGCAAATTTCTTAAAAAATAATTTTATTGAATTTTTTTCATGTAAATTATATTCACGAAGGCCGTCACCAAATGCATTTACAAATTTTTCCCATTTTGGTTTGTTATATGTATAATAAATAGCATTTAAACGAGCTGGTTCTAGTTCATTAGGAAAGTCAAATGACCAACAATCATATTGATCTATAAGAGTTACTAATGATTCAAGTTGCTTATCTAAGTTAAGCTTTGTTTTAAATTTATCCGCAATTAACTTTGTACATGAAGTATATTCTGTAACAATTGATTTCGCTTTTGTATATTTTACTGCATGAGGTACATGTAGCTCATGGTGATCTATAACAACAACATTATCCCTATTAATTGCTTCCGCCTGTTCTGCATTTAAGCATAAATCACATACAAAAATTTTATCGAAGTGGTCTAAAGTATTCCACCTACTTTTAAATTCATTAAGTATAGTTGCTTCAGTTGTCTCAACTGTAATTACATCATGCCCTTTATATAGCCTATTCAATAACAACGCTGATCCAGCACCGTCAAGGTCGGTATCTGTAAAGATAATGATATGCACATACGTATTTACTATGTGCTTCTAGAAAGTCCAGCTAACGTATTAAGCATTGAATCATCTTCTTCTAAATCAATATCATCTGCCTGCTCGATAGTTAGTGTTGAGTAATCAATACGCATAGGCTGTGTCATACCACGGGGGCCATAACGATTCTTCATCATACCTAACCTAATAATACCTAAGTCTCTATCTTCATCATTTTGGAAGATCGACATAATAACATCAGCAGTAGCAGCCAAACCAATTGATTCAGAAATAGTAGCAAGATCTGGATTATCTTGATCAAAGCCAGCCCTATTTAACTGTGTAGCTGATATAATAGGGCAATTAAATACATAACTTATAGCACGTATTTGTTCTGTAACGTTCTTAATCCTTTCATAGGAATTATTACCTATAGGTGAATGTATTAAGTTAAGATAGTCGATAACTATTGCATCTAACTTAATACCTTTATCTTGAAACTTCTTACAAAATGCCTTTATCTGATTAGGTGTAACAGTTGATGGTGGAAACTCTTTGATATAAATATTACCAGGTGATTCTGTTACTGCAGCTCTTAATGAAGAACCATTTACTGCCATTTCTTTCATTGGTATCTTAGAGATATTAGTACATATCCGTCTCGCATATAATAACTCCGACATCTCTAATGTTACTAGTAACACATTCTTACCTTGTTTAGCAATATTTGAGGCCACATTACCTAAAAATATAGACTTACCTATATTAGTTTCACCAGCAAATACATATAACGATTTACCTGCCTGTAAGAAGCCACCATCTAATGAATCATCTAACCATTCCCACGTACTAGGTATTTTATCTTCGACAGTAGTAAGATCCTCAATAATATCATCAATATTAGTCTTAACCCCTAAACCTAAATCAGTTACTAAGCTAATATTGCAACTCTTTTCAAACTTATCTAATATAACTGTTGTATCAACATCACCAGCAGATATATCTTCTGCTGCTTTCAACATTGTATGATATACTGCCTTTTCTTTTAAGAATTGCTCCGTATTTTCAATTAATTCATCTTTATTGATATTCTTATCAATATCTGAAAAGGAAGTAACTAAACGTTTAAACGATTCTTTCTGGTCATCAGTTACAAGATACTGCTTAATCTCAGTTGTAGTAGGTAATTGATTTCGCTTATCATTAAATTCTTTAATGATAGTAAAGACGCTTGCGATATCTTTACTCTTAAAATAATCCGGCTGTACTATATCTGCAATAGTTGATAAATAGCCACTATCTGTCAACGCATTATACATTAACACGTTTTCAAAATAGTCGAGATCTAGCTTACCCATCCCAGTTATAATAGTAACCTATTGTTAAGAATCAACTATATTTGTACAGTCTTACCAACGTACTTGTCATACTTCTTAAGAAACCACTCTTGACCGTTTGTCCAATCTGTGGTAAATTCTCTAAGACCGGGCGATGCGTGTGTAACATAAGCATCAATAACACCACATTTGAATCCCGCTAACGAAGCGTCAAGTGTATATGCTAGATCATAAAAATGAAATCCTGCTGGGCATGATTCATCAAATCTAATCTTCTTAAATACATTACGTGAAATTGCCAAAAATACACCATCCATAATTAGCGCTTGGTGTGGGTAAGGACCAAACGCAGTCATTAATTTTTGAGCTCCGTTTAAGTGTGCAACTGCACCATGAAGTTTACCGCTTCCAAATCCTCCACCCATATGATGCCATAGTGCTGGTTGTTGTACGTTAATTTGTGAAGCTCCAGCTACACCTAGAACATCATATTCTTTAAAATGTTTCTTAAGTTTACTGTAATCAAAATTTTCAAGAATAATATCATCATGACATAAAATAATATGGTCTACGTTTTCCTTAATAGCAAAATCAATTGCTTTATTATACACTTTTTGCAAAGAGTCTTTATTATGCTCTTTGAAGTATACTTCCATTTTTTTATGCTTAGTTTGCCATAGTAAGGTATCTTCCTTTTTACCTTTTGTTGCAACACAAATAAATAATTCGTTATTCATTTTAAATAAATAGAAACGGTGAGTCGTGTTTGAATTCTCCTACCTTTTTAAATCTAAGAGTCTTCTTATCTAATCGTCGAATCTCACCTTCTTTAAGAGCTTTATACCCTTTACCAGGTATAGTCGAGTAACAACCTTTACTGTTAAAGTGTAACATCGAACCAACCCGGGCGATATATAATTCGTTTGTATCGCAATCAACTATAGATACAGCAAATGATCCTGCTAGCTCTTCAAGGGCTTGTCTAATATACCTTACTGGATTTGCACCTTTGCTACGATCATCCTCCATAAACTTTTGCAATAAATTTACAATTAAAGAGGTATCTACAGGATTCTCTATAAATGGAAGATGCTTTTTACGTATGTCTCGATCGTTGGTAATAACACCATTGTGAAAAACCATCCATGACATAGTATCAAAAGGATGTGACGTTTCATAAGACCATTGCCTCATAGCCGATGTAGGAGCCTGTACATGACCACAACTATATTTAGACTGTTTAGAGCCTTTTACCTTATTAAAGTCGATTTCACCTTCCTTTTTATAGACAAATTGATCATCATATGTAAGTTGTACATAACTGCTAGCAAAAGTTCCACGATCTTGATTAGCGGTATACAATACCTCTAACATAGACTTATCTGGAGCTCCGAAAATAGCGCACATATACTATAATTTAATCTAATATTATAGTTTTTCCAGTTGGATGTCCATTTCTTTCCGTATTCGTGCTGTTAGTTCCTTACTTTCCTCTTCTCTACCGTAATACAGTCTAAACTCACGAGGTATTCTCCAAAAGAAATCCATTACCCCTGTAACTTCATGAAAAGCGAATGTATAGTGTGGGTATTGCACACCATCTACATCAATCCAACGTTTACGCTTTTTCTTCTTCTTTTCAATACCCAATTTCTTAAGAGTATTTTTACCAAGACCTCTTACCTTAAAAAGGTCCTCACTACTACGATATGGTCGCATGCCTACAATGTTTCTTGCAGTTAGCTTACCAACCCCGGGTAGAGCTCGTAGCTCTTTATCGTTCATCTTATTGAAATCCTTATAACTCAATTTCATATTCTATATTAATTATAACAAAGTTCCTTTTATTTGCACTTTTTTAAAGTAATTTCTACTATTGGCTATAAATATTATCAATGAGCTCCTTTGATAACTTCTACACCAGGTTGCAATCTCTAAATGAAGCAAGAAAATCTCCTGTGGAGGCTTTAGTACCTGGTGCTACCGGTGTTACTAAGCAAATGCGATCAGCAGGGTTAAGTTCGGCGCCATTAGACCTCATGAGATTTATTAGAGAGTTATTATATAAGCTAGATGTTATTACTCATGAGGAACTACAGGCTGTTAAGATGGGTAAAGGATTTACAGGTAAAAAGCAAGCTATGCTTAAAGTTCTTCAGGATAATCAAGATGCAATTAACGCTAAGTCAGATGAAATTGCACAGACAATTGAAAGTACATTAGATGATTTTATCTCTGGTATGGGGGTTAATAGATCACGTGAAGAAAAGTATGCTGCTCAAGCCGCGGCAGAAGAGTTAGCTTTTCAAGCACGTGCTGCTAAATCTGGTAAAGAAATGGATGATGCCTTAGCTGATGTTATCTCTGATGAAAAGCTTATGATTAAAGCATCACTTGCTAAGGTTATTCAAGAATTGGAAGACCTTCCTGGAGGTGAGGATATTTCACCTGATGTGCTTGCAGAAATTAAAAGGTTTGCCCCTAAAATTAATACACTCGAGCAGTTTGAATCTTTTGTTAAGCAGCTTAGTGGTATGGAAGAATATCAATTGCCAGCTGCTTACCTTTCTAGTACTGTTAAAGCAATTAAGGGTGGTATGGAAGACGTTGAAATGGAAGATCAAGAAGATCCAGATCATGGTTTTGATGCTGAAAAATCAGACCTTGACGACGATGGTAAGATTTCCAAATATGAGCGTAAAAGAGGTGAAGCTATTGCCTCTTCAATGGATAAAGAGGATGGAGAAGATGATATAGATGGTATGGCTCAAGTTGAAGTAGAGGAGCTAGGTGATGGTGAGATACCTGATGATTACCATAATAAAGATGCTGAAGCTGAAGACGGTGAACAGGCCGGTCACGCTGCTGGTTCATTAGACCTGGAAGCAAAAGAAGCTCGTCGTCATGAGCTTGCAATGGCAAAAGCTAAAGCTGGTATTAAGGACGAAGACGAAGACGAAGACGAAGACGA